CCTACGAGGAGTACCGTCTCCGTCAGCAGACCAGGGAGGGCGAAGCCGAAATGACCTTCACACTCCCAGAGGGCTACATCCCAGGCGAGTGGATCAAGGTCCGTCTCCAGCCAGCCGCAATGGCTGACCTCGAAGAAATCGAGAAGTAGTTCCCATGGTGTCTATCGCTTTCTGGGAGAGCATCAGTCGGTGAAACTGACTTAGGAAGGTTCGATTCCTTCTAGACACCCTAGGGGAGCCCCGCACAAGAGGCGAGCCATCTCTTGGCCAAGACCCTCCAACTCGGCTCCCTGCCCTTCAATGGGTTCGAGCCCGGTCCCAAAGGAGTATAAGTCCATGGCTTCTCCTATCCGGGTGCTCGGACCCGCCCCTTAGCCCTTGTGGAGTAACGGTGAACTCTCCAGGCTTTCAACCTGGCGACTGCGGGTTCAAATCCCGCCAAGGGCTCTGCGGCCTAGCCAGGCTCTGGTGAGTCTGCCCCCTGTGGGTCATTATGCGACCCAACTATCGGCAATATCACCCCAGCATATGGGGTGGGGAAAGGCAGATAGCTAGGCTCCACCAACCGGTCCCCAAGGCCATGACGCCCATCTGGGCTTTGCCCTGCCTCTCCCTCAGGGCGGTACAGGGACCATAATCCCTTAGGCAACCAAGCTCCACACGCAATCCCTTAGGTGGCACAAAGTAGCCTGGGGGTGGAAGCCTAGGACACTAGAGGTGAGAGTGAGCCTCCAAGCGGGTGGGAAGCCCGCTATAAGGACTTTATGGAACGCCCAGACTACCCCACACAACTGCACCTGGATAATTGGTTTCAGTACCATGCCCCAGCCGTGGGCCAGGTGGCGAGCTATGAGCGGATTCGTCTCGCAGGGAAGCATTTTGCCGAAACAATCTTTGATTTGTGCCCCTCCAGCGCAGACCGCACAGATGCCATCCGTAAGGTCCGAGAAGCCGTCATGACAGCCAACGCCTCTATAGCATGTGGTGGCAAATGATTCTCGCCCTTTTACTCTTCCTAAGCACTCTCCCCTGTGTCGAGTGCTACACCTCCCGGATTGTGGACCAGTACGGCAAAGTTATTGTCTGCGAAATCTGCGAGGAACTCGACCCCACAAGCCACGGTGTCGTGACCTCCCGCATCACATGCAGGCCCGAATAATGGAATGTCCTATCTGTAAGGGTTCGGGTGAAGAGAACGGCGTGTTCGAGTTTCCTGAGTACTGCTTCTGTCTCGCGTGTGTTTACCGTTGGGAGCCTGAGGACTCTGAAGATGCTCTGCCCCATCTGCCGTGATGTCATGATGCCCTACTCTTCGACCAAGCTCCGCTGTATCGGCTGTGGTTATATTTCAAGCTGACAGGACGGCTCCTGTTCATAGGTTCTATGAATGTGCCACGTCATCATCTACTTCGAGACAGGTTCTGAGGCCAGACAAGCGATGGCCGCTTGGCGTCCCTACCAAATCGCAGACAGCTTTGCCCTCAAGACCTGTCCAAACCTCTACGAACTTTGGGTACCCATTCAGTGACTTGGTGTGCTCCCCCTCTCCACATCATAGCTGTGATCTCCAACAGCCAGTGGTACCAAACCCGCTTCCGCCTCTACCGTGAGTTTGAGAGGCGCATGAAGCAACAGGGCGTCCCCTTCCACACAGTCGAGCTTGCCCTCCGGGACCGCCCCCACATGGTTACAGAGACTGAGAACCCTCTCCACCTCCAGCTCAGGTCCCCCTCCGAACTCTGGCACAAAGAGAACCTCATCAACCTCGGCGTGAGATACCTCCTCCCATCCGACTGGGAGTACATGGCCTGGGTAGACGCAGACGTAGCCTTCAGCCACCCCAACTGGGCCACAGAGACCACACACCTCCTCCAGCGCTTTGCCGTGATCCAGATGTGCTCTCGCATCTCAGACCTCGACCCAATGTATCAATCCTTCCAGACCCATAAGTCTTTCGGCTGGTGTTACTGGAACGAACCCCAGTATATGGGAGATGAGTATGTCGGAAAGCGTGGAGCCTGGCACCCCGGCTTCGCCTGGGCCATGCGAAGAGACGCCTGGGAACAGCTCGGAGGTCTTTACGACCGAGCCATCCTCGGGAGCGCAGACCGTTATATGGCCCACTCGTTCATCAATGACGCTGCGCCTTTCATCGAGGGGCACGGTTTCCACCCTTCACTGGTCCGATCAGTTCTTGCTTACCAAGACCATGCATACTCCGTGGTTCGAGGAGCTGTCGGATTCCTCCCTGGAGTGCTTCTGCATTATTGGCACGGCAGTAAAAAGAATCGGAAATATACCGAGAGATGGGACATCCTGAAGGCGCACCAGTTCGACCCCTACCTCGATGTCTCCTACGACGCAAGAGGTGTCCTCCAGTGGTCTGGGAACAAGCCAGCTCTCGAACGGGATGTCTCCCTCTACTTCGCCCAGCGCAACGAAGACTCTATAGACTTTGAGGCCCGCAAATGAGTGATGCACTCTCTGGTCTCCCACTCGTCCTGAAGACCCATCTCACCGATCTTCGGAGTCTCTCCCCCTATGGCGTTCTCGCTTTGGAGTATTCAGAGGGTAAGCCCCTCTACATCTGGTGGGGAGACCGTTCTCAGGCCCTTGCTTCCCTAGCTCGACTCACCTTCGGCATCCATACCGAAGAGGATGAGGGGACCGAGGACCTTGACGACGAAGAGGAAGACGAGCAATTTGACCTTTTCAAGCCAATCCAACCCGAAGAGAATCTAGGACAGTACCTGTAGTGCCTGACCGCATCCAGCTCGAACAGAAACTCATGCTCATGCAGGCCCTGACGGAGCGGAGAGCCTCAGACCCCCTCCGTCTCTGGACCCCTCACGCCAAGCAGCTCCAGTTTATCGAGTCCGTCCTAGGAAGTGAGTGCTATGAAAACTGGGCTCTCTGGGCGAACCGAGCCGGAAAAACCGATGTGGGCGCATATTGTGGTGCTCATCTTGCTCGTTTTGGCCTTCCTGAGTCTGACATACGCCCTGCTATCGGTTCTTCTACAGTTGTATGGGATCGTGCGACTTCTGGCTGGGTCGTGGCTCTGACTTCTAGGATGAACCGCGATGTCATCCAGCCCAAGTACTTCGATAATGGGTTCGTACCCGCAGGTAGCTCGCACCGTCCTTTCATCCCAGACCGGGAGATCGAGAAAGATGGGTGGCGGGTCTCCGACCAGGTTCTGAAGCTGAAAAATGGCTCCATAATGGGATTCAAGGCAGTGGCGGACGGGCGAGCCACCTTCCAAGGCGCAGGGAAGGACTGGATTCACTACGATGAAGAACCCGACAAACAGGTCTACATCGAGTCCACCCTTCGTATCGAAGCGGGCAGACGCCTACGCATTTTTGGCACCTGCACACTTCTCCCCCCAGAAGGCCAAATCGGTGGTGTCACCTGGGTCTACTCAGACATCGCCAAGCCCATCCTCGACGGCAAGCCCTCCAAAGCCCGGATTTTTCAAGCGTCTATCTACGACAATACGCACCTACCTCCAGAGGAGATAGCCCTCCTTGAATCTAAGTACCCTGAAGGCTCGACTGAGAGGCGCATCCGACTGGATGGCGAGCTTCTTCCTGGCCTTACTGGCTCCCGAGCTTACGCGGCCTTCCACTACGGAGTCCATGTTACAGAGCAACTGGGCCTTGAGCGAAGGCGTCCGCTGTGTTGGACCCTGGATTTCAACGTTTCCCCGATGGTCTCTCTAATCGGTCAGCGCTCTGGGAGGGTCTTCCGTGTGGTCAAAGAGCTTATCCTGGAAGAGGGTTCGGTTTCGGAGATGGGCCAACTTTTTAGGAATACATACCCCACCCATGGCTCCGAATTATGGGTGTTTGGCGATTCCACAGGTAAGTGGCGGGACGGACAGACTGCAAAGTCTGATTACCACCTTCTTCTCGCAGAGCTACGTGGTTATGGTGTTCCCATCAAACTACGAGTTGGCGAAACAAATCCAAGAGTACCGGATCGAGTTAACGCCGTTAATCGAGCACTTAGAGACGAATACGGCGAAATCGGCGTCCAAATCGACCCCTCCTGCGTCGAACTCATCGCAGACCTAGAAGGTGTGCTTAGGGACCCCAAGGGTGGCATTAAAAAAACTTATAACCCGGATGACTCCTACTGCCGCCGCACACATACCTCAGATGCCCTCGGCTACTGGATAGCCCGAGAGCAGCCAGTCATGGCCTCTGCCCTCCGCTCAAGCGACCGCATGCGCGATACAGGCGGAACCCATGGCCGACCCACCATGAAACTCCCAGGATACAGCTTTGGAAGCCGAAACTCCCTCGAACAACGCTGATCTACCGTACTGCCATACGTGTTGGAAGACACTCCCAGCCTCTTTCCAGGGCTTTGATGTCTGTCCAACCTGTCTCATGGCGCTAAAAGTCCGCCAGAGAGCCCCCAAAGCCAAGAATCCCTCTTACAAGAGCCCTCTCCAGGCTCTCGATGAGAAATATGCCCGAGCTAACCGCTGATTTTCCCGAGATTGAGCAAGAAGAGGACGATCTGGCCTCGGCTCCAGCCGACTCCTACCGCACAGGTGACGAGCCTGTAGCCGCCTACGACAATCTTTCTGTCGTCCAGGCAATCCTCGCCATGTTTGACGACTCGGAGGAGGCTCGTCGCCACCGTGACGATATGAATGAGGTGAACTACGACGCAGCCCACTGCCGCCAAGACACCTCAAACAAGATTCCAGGCCAATCCGCCGAGTTCCTCCCCAAAACAGCCATGGCAGTCGAGCAGTTCTCCGCCTTTATCCGTAAGGCTATGGTCTCCTTTGGGGACTATTTCTCTGTTGAACTCACCCCCAGTCCCGCAATCGTAGGAGGCCCCCTCAAAGATGGCGATGTCGTCAAGCTCATGCGCCACCGTCTGGAGAACCCCCTCCAAATCGCCCCAGGATGCCTCGATTTCCCCACTTTAGTTGGGGATGGTGTCAAAGCAGGCTCCCTCGCACCTCGCATGATAGCAAAGGTCTGTGGCCGCTTCGTGACCACACGCCGCCCAGTCGTCCAGGTAGTCGAGGAACCCCAAGTCCAGCAGGACCCTCTCACAGGCCAGTCCTTCCTAGGCTCCACCCAGAAAGAAACCCTCGAATTTGAAGAAGGCCGTATCTGGCGTCTCTGTGTCGAGCATATCCGGGATGAGGACCACTTCCCAGACCCAGAGGGCGCAGGTCTCTACGAAATCCAGCGCACCTATCTCGACCTCCACGAAGTCATAGAGCGCTCTGAGGGGGATTACCCCGAGTATGACCCGGAAGAAGTCAAGCTTCTCGCGGAGGATGCCACACACTACGAAGATACCGAAGTGGAGCGTGAGAAAGAGCGTCAAACTGATGAACCGGAAGGCAACACGCCGCACTTCCGCAAGAGGGTGGAAGTCCTGGAGTTCTGGGGTACCCTTTTGGACTCCGATGGTTCGGTAGCCCACCGCAACGTCCACGCCGCAGTCGCCAACCGCAAATTCTTGATTAAGCGCCCCGCACCCAACCCGTACTGGCATCAGATGAGCCCCTTCGTGGTGGCTCCCCTTCTGAGGGTCCCCTTCTCCGTCTTCCACAAAGCCCTCTTCGACCACGCTGTCCGCCTCAACTTCGCCATGAATGAACTCTTCAACCTGATCGTAGACTCAGGCATCGGCGCAGTCTGGGGTGTCCGTCAAGTCAAGAAGAGTGCCCTCGAAAACCCCGAAGACTTTGATAATGGAGTCCCCCAGGGTGCAGTAGGTTTCCTCAAGGAGGAGTTCCCAGACGGTGAAGCTTTTATGCAGCAACTCACCACCGGAGGGGTCCCCCAGGACGCCCTAGCCACCTACCAGCTCCTCGACCGTGAGTTCTCAGCCGCCTCCATGATGACAGACACCGCCAAGGGCCAGACCCCCCGCAAGGATGTCTCAGCCACCGCCATCGCCAGCGCAGACCAGTCCACAAGCCTCTTCTTCGACTCTATCGTCTCGACACTCGAAGTTTCCTTCATGGAGAAGGTCCTCCATCTCGTTTGGCTCACGATGCTCCAGAACTGCGACGATTGGAATGAGGAGGATATAGTAGGATGCATTGGGGAACAGGCAGCTTTAGCCCTTCAGCAGATGTCGCCAGCCCGTCGCTATGTGACCTATGCCCAGGGTGCCACCTTCCGCGTTACTGGATTATCTTCAATGGTGGCACGCACCCGAGACTTCCAGAAGATCATGAGCGTGATCGCAGCCCTCGGACAGTCCCCTGTCCTTCTGCAAACCTTTATGAACAACGCAAGTCCCCAGAAGCTCTTGAATTACCTCTTCAAATGCCTCAACATAAACCCAGACGATTTCAAAATGACCCCAGATGAGATCAAGACCCTTCAGGACCGTCTCGCAGAGTTCCCCCTCTTCATGTCCTCAGCAAGCGGAGCCCAGGGTATGCAGCAGTCCCAAATCCCTGGTGTGACCACAGAACCCGGCTCTCCGACCCAGCAAGTCCAGGGTGAAATCTCCCAGATGAACCAACCCCCGCAAGGTCTCTAAATGGAACTCAAAGACCGCTACACCGACCTCGATGAGTGCTTAGAGGACTACGTGCTATGGTATACGACCCAGCAGGGCAGGATTGTCTCCCCCGTTAGTTGCCTTCATTTTCTCCGTCTTGCTTCTGATGGCCTTCTTTTTCTTCTGCACGGTCTGAGGAACCGCCTCATAGACCTCAAGGGAGTACGTAAGGACGTGAATGCCCTCGACAAAGCCCTCAACGACCATACCGAGTGGTACACCGCGAACCACGACACCATCACAGACGTAGTGCCCATGCTCCAGTTCCTGAAGCGTTCTATGGACAAATCCCTCGGGATCATCCACATGCTGCGGGACGAGCTTCGGGAAGCCGAAGAGAAAGAAGCCATAGGCTCTGGTCTCTGGCTCCCCAGCGGGTTACGCCCCTATGACTGAAATCACCCCTATGCCCTCTTCCCTTGCTCTCTTCGCCAAAGTCATAGAGGAGCGCACCGAGAAGACCCTCAAAAGCATGATTAACCTTCACAACAACGGCGCTCTGACTCCCGAGCAGGCCCAGGCCGGAATAGCTACTATAGCTGGCCTTCGCCTCGCACTCGCAGATGTCAAAGAACGCCTCCGCAATCCTAAACTACAGGAAAACTAAGTGGACCAGGAAGATTTCCCCACTGAGGAAGAAGGCCAGGAACTCCCGGTTGACCCCAGCGATGAGCCCCAACCCGAAGTCCGCATGGTCACACGTAAGTACAATGGCGATGAGTACGAGATGCCCGAGCACCTCGCAGAGGTCTGGGACAAGCGCAACGAGTCCTACGTCCGGCAGCTCTCCGAGCAAGCCGAGCGCATCAGGCGCGAAGCTCTCCAGCAGACCCAACCTCGCCAGCAGCAAGCACCACCCGACCAGCAGGACCCTGACACCGAATGGTACGCCTCTCCCTCCCAGGCATGGGCAAAGAGGGAATACCAGCTTCGTCAGGAGTTCCAGGAGGAACTCGACCGGAGAGAAGCCCAGCGTGTTTTCTGGTCCGACTTCCGCTCCGAGAACCCCGACCTCGCGGGTAAGGATACCATCGTGCGTGCTGTGCTCCAAGAAAAGCTCCAGGAGATGCGTTACATGAGTGCAGAGGAAGGCCGTGCCTATCTCGCAGAGGCGACCCGTTCCCTCTTAAACGGAGATACACCCCGAGTGCGCCGGACACCCACCTCTGACCGCCCAGTGAACTCAGCTCCAGCCCGCCCAAGTCAACCACGCCAGCAAAAGGCCCCTCCCCAAGAGGAAGAGGGCTCTCTTCAAGCCTCCATCAAAGCGATGCAGGCCGCGAAGCGGCGTCACGCCCAATTCAACTTTCCAGAGAAGAAATAGCAATGCCTACTTTCACATGGGTTGGAGGAGTACCAAACACTGGTGCCCTGAAGACCTCCTACCTCTCCAAGAAGCTCTACATGGCAGCCATAGCCGAGTGCGTCTTTGTGGAGCACGTCTCCACAGAGAGTGGCTTCGGTAAAGGCGCAGGCGAGTCTGTTACCTACCCCCGCATCTCCAACATGACCGAGAGCATCGACTACTCCCTCTCGGAGACCGAGCGCATCCCAGAGAAGGCTCACACGGTAACTGGTAAGGTCGTCACCGTCAGCGAATTTGGTGCAGCGGTTCCATTCACCAGCTTCGCAAGGGACCTCAGCCAGTTCAATCTGAAGAACACGGTGCAGATGAAGCTGAAGGAAGATATGCGGCTCGCCCTGGACATCCGGGCCTGTCGTGCCTTCAAGCAGACCCTCTACAAGTACGTCCCCACAGGTGCTTCGACCGCTTCTACAGCCACCAACGGCACAGCCCCCACGGCTGCTCTGGCCAACATGAATGTGTACCACGCGGGTGCCATCCGTGACATCCTCTACGACACCTTCAAGGCCCCCACGGTGGACGGCAGCAACTACGTAGGTATCTTCCGTACCAAAGGTCTCAGAGGGATCAAAGACGATCCCGATTGGGAATTTTGGAACCAGTACGTCAATCCTCAGGCGAAGTTCAATTCTGAGGTTGGCAAGATGGAAGGTATCCGCTTCGTTGAGTCCAACCACGGCGGAAGCGCAGTCACCTCCGGTGGTCTCAATATCGTCGGCACAGGCTCCGTCCTCGGTGAAGGTGTCATCTTCGGTGACGATGCGGTAGTCCTCGTGGAGGCCCTCAGCCCCACCCTCCGCATGGCAGTCCCTGACGACTTCGACCGCCGCCAAGCAGTCGCCTGGTACGGCATTTACGAGTTCTCGATTGTGTGGGACACGGCCTCCGCAGGTGAGAACCGCATTGTCCACGTAACCTCTACCTAAGGAAAGCGTCCCATGTACACAAACGCACGCTACGAGGTCCCCATGACCAACGGGACCGCCGTACTCGACTTAACCTCTACAGGGGACAAAGCCTACTGGGGTCCAGTCTGTGTCCCTCACCTCATCCACATGGTTGCCGTTGTGATCGACGCCACCCCAGGTGACGCAGGTGTCATCAAGGGTGATCTCCGTCTCACACGCGACTCCGACACCAACCGTACCGATGGCACAGTCTTCACGATTGCCCTAGCGACTTCCCACACGGTCACGGCAGGTTCGGTCTCCAAGGTGATCTACCACAAGCTCACCACCCCTTTCACCATCTACCCCGGACAAGAAGTCGCGGTCGAGGTCACGGACGCTTCTGCTTCCGTAGACGAAGCCAAGATCAGCTTCTGGGTAGAGGCTGTCTGGGAAGACCCCGACAACATCGTCCAGCTTGCTCCCACCATGACGATGGTAGCAACCGCCTAGCCTTTTCGAGCGGGGGGCTCCGGCCCCCTTGCTGCAAGGACACACATGGCCGACCTCGCCTCCACAGATGTCACACTCACCGTCCAAAAGGTCCGCAGGACCGCCCGCCAACGCACCAACACCGTCAAGATCGCCTTTGGCAACGGAACCCTCACCTACCCTCTAGCCGCAGGTGGAGTCCCCCTCCCCACCTCCCCCCTCGCCTGGGGTCTCCGCCTCTCCATCGAGGACGTGGTTCTCGCAGACGCCAATGACGGCTCAGGTATCCTCTGGAAGTACGACCGAGAAAACCACAA